TGATAAAGGTACTAAAGGTGCTTTAGGCCAGAAAGGTACTCAAGGTCAAAAGGGTCAAACCGGTGATAAGGGTACTAAGGGTATTCAAGGCATTAAGGGAGCTCAAGGTCAAAAGGGTACTACAGGTCAAAAAGGTCAAACTGGTGACAAAGGTATCAAAGGGGTACTTGGTCAAAAAGGCGACCAAGGGACTAAAGGTTCTCAGGGACAAAAAGGTACTACGGGTACTAAAGGTGACCAAGGCCAGAAAGGTACTCAAGGCTTAAAAGGTGTTCAAGGTGCTCAAGGTCAAAAGGGAATTATTGGCGATAAGGGAGATCCCGGATTAAAGGGCGGTCAAGGTATACAAGGCTCTCCCGGAAATGACGGACAAACAAACTTTCCTTATTATACAAACGCCCCTATTGACTACAGTGCATCTAATCTTGTGCCACAAGGTAATCCCGGTACTACAAATGAGTTCGCTACAAATGGCGGTACTTATTTTTGGTGGCCGAATGCAACTAACGTTCCCGGCGGGGTAACTGCCATTAGATGGCAAATATATGCTATTGAGGCTAGTGCTTCTAATATTACGTCTTCCTCTTTTAGTAATCCATTTACTGTAGAAGGTGCTCAAGGCCCTACTGGTGAAAAAGGTACCAAGGGTGTTCAAGGCGTTAAAGGGGTTCAAGGCCAGCAAGGCAATCCGGGGCAAAAAGGCGATCAAGGTGACAAAGGCCAAACTGGTGCCAAAGGTACCAAGGGTGCCCAAGGCGATAAAGGTACTACTGGACAAAAAGGTGACCAAGGCCAGAAAGGTCAAACTGGAGACAAAGGTACTAAAGGTGCTTTAGGTCAGAAAGGTGATCAAGGCCAGAAAGGTGACCAAGGTCAAAAAGGTGTTACTGGAGCTAAGGGTACTAAAGGCGCTCAGGGCAATAAAGGTGACACTGGACAGAAAGGTGATCAAGGTCAAAAGGGCGTTACTGGCGATAAGGGTACTAAAGGTGCTTTAGGTCAGAAAGGTGACCAAGGCCAGAAAGGTGACCAAGGTCAAAAAGGTGTAACCGGGGCTAAAGGTACTAAAGGTGCCCAAGGCGATAAGGGTGACACTGGACAGAAAGGTGATCAAGGTCAAAAAGGCGTTACTGGCGATAAGGGTACTAAAGGTACTTTAGGTCAGAAAGGTGACCAAGGCCAAAAGGGTGACCAAGGTCAAAAAGGTGTAACCGGGGCTAAAGGTACTAAAGGTGCCCAAGGCGATAAGGGTAACACTGGACAAAAAGGTGATCAAGGCCAGAAAGGTGTCCAAGGTGATAAAGGTACCAAGGGAACTTTAGGCCAAAAGGGTGACCAAGGCCAGAAAGGCGACCAAGGCCAAAAAGGCGTTACTGGAGCCAAAGGCACTAAAGGTGCCCAAGGTGATAAAGGTGCCACTGGACAGAAAGGCGACCAAGGTCAAAAAGGTGTAACTGGAGACAAAGGTACTAAAGGTGCTTTAGGTCAGAAAGGTGACCAAGGCCAAAAGGGTGACCAAGGCCAAAAAGGACAGACTGGAGCCAAAGGTACTAAAGGTGCCCAAGGCGATAAGGGTAACACTGGACAAAAAGGCGATCAAGGTCAAAAAGGTCAAACCGGAGACAAGGGTACTAAAGGTGCTTTAGGTCAGAAAGGCGATCAAGGTCAGAAAGGCGACCAAGGCCAAAAAGGCGTTACTGGAGATAAGGGTACTAAAGGTGCTCAGGGCGATAAAGGTAACACTGGACAGAAAGGTGACCAAGGCCAGAAAGGCCAAACTGGTGATAAAGGTACCAAGGGTGCTTTAGGTCAGAAAGGCGATCAAGGCCAGAAAGGTGACCAAGGTCAAAAAGGTGTAACCGGGGCTAAAGGTACTAAAGGTGCTCAGGGTGATAAGGGTGACACTGGACAAAAAGGTGATCAAGGCCAAAAAGGTGTAACCGGTGACAAAGGTACCAAGGGTACTTTAGGCCAGAAAGGCGACCAAGGCCAGAAAGGTGCCCAAGGCCAGAAAGGCCAAACTGGTGATAAAGGTACCAAGGGTGCTCAAGGCGATAAAGGTGACCAAGGCCAAAAGGGTGACCAAGGCCAGAAAGGTGTAACCGGAGACAAAGGCACTAAGGGTGCTCAAGGCGATAAAGGTGACCAAGGCCAGAAAGGTGCCCAAGGCCAGAAAGGCCAAACTGGTGATAAAGGTACCAAGGGTGCTCAAGGTACTAAAGGTGCTCAAGGGGACAAAGGTACTACTGGTGACAAAGGTCAGCAAGGTGCTAAAGGTACTAAAGGTGCTCAAGGCCAAAAAGGCGCTACTGGTGACAAAGGTACTACCGGTGACAAGGGTGTTACTGGGGATAAAGGAACTAAAGGTGCTCAAGGTATTAAGGGCGCTACTGGTGACAAAGGTACTACTGGCGAAAAAGGTATTGCTGGTGATAAAGGCCAAAAAGGTGTAACCGGAGCTAAAGGTACTAAAGGTGCCCAAGGTGATAAAGGTGCCACTGGACAGAAAGGCGACCAAGGTCAAAAAGGTGTAACTGGGGCTAAAGGTACTAAAGGTGCTCAAGGCCAAAAAGGCGCTACTGGTGACAAAGGTACTACTGGTGATAAAGGTATTACTGGGGCTAAAGGCACTAAAGGTGTTCAAGGTGCTCAGGGAAACCAAGGTGATAAAGGTTCTACTGGTGCTAAGGGTAACTTAGGTGCTAAAGGTAACAAAGGCGGAACAGGCGCAATCGGAGCTAAAGGTACAACTGGTGACTCTGGTGCTACTGTAGCAATCGATACTGCTTCTGCAATTGCCAGTGATGCTAATAAGTCAGCTTTAGTTCTTTCAGTAAAAGGATCTGCAGTTCAACAATATGATATCTATTGGCATGTGCGTAGTGATCAGATGTGGACATACACTGGTGCTGCTTGGTCTAAAATGCCAACAGTTTCTAATGGGGTTGGTGCAAGTTCTATCAATATGAATGGAACAAATAACCGCATGGAAATTAGAGATTCCTCTGGCACTATTCGCGTTAAAATCGGTAACCTAGCTTAATGATATATAAGGGGTTTTAATGGCCCCTTTTCATTAATCGATCACTCTATAGAAGAATAATTGGCTAAGGAGATAGTATGGCTTCTTATAAACTTGAGCTTAATACAAGCGCTCCTTCCTATGAATTAGAATTATCAAGAGTAGGAGCACAAGGTGTAAAAGGGGAACCCGGCTCATCATTGACTACTACGTGGACTCGTTTAGTTACTGATTGGGTTTCCCAACCTACTCTTGTTGGTTCAACAACAGAGGGTAGAGTATTTCAATACACTTACTCTAATACTACGTTGTATCGATTAGTACCGAATACCAGCTCATTAGAGTTAGATTCTTTTTATACTAATTTTGATAATATTAATTTAACTGGTCTTGTTATTTCTAGAGGAATGACAATTAATCTATAGGAGACAACATGGCTATTACGTTTGGTACTAACAAACAAATGCAACTTGTGCATTCGTGTGATAGTCTAACAAATATTACAGGTAGCATTGATGGTTTAGAGGGTTTCGGATATAATATACAAGGAACTAACTCAGTAACTATTGCAATACGTAAGAATGAAGTTATACCTGTAACTATTACTCAAGAGTCTGGAAATACTATAACAGTGCCTACTGGTAGTCAAGTTATAGCCTGGGCGGCTTCTTCAGTAGCCACAATTGCAGATGCTCAAACAATGACTATTAATGGCAGTACAAGCAGTTCTGCCGCTCTTGATGTTAAAAGTATAATGATAGGCTATTTTAAACCTTTCGCTTTTAACTACAATAACTACGGCACTACTTTAACCTCTGTTGTATGGACATGGGATTCTAGCGGTGCAAATATTCGTACTGCAAATAATATTTGGATGGATGCAATCTACATCGGAAACGGTGTTGATTTATCAGGAACTACAGTAAGCGACTCCTTATTTTTAGAAGGACAAACTTACGATGAAACTAGTAACACTTATAATGGCGTACTTATTAGCCAAGAAGGTATAGTATTCTCTCAGGGTGATATATTTATTAGCACAACTACCGGAAATAGTTTTAATGAAACATTAGTTTTTTACGAAACTTTATACGGTAATAATACCTATACATTAAACGGAACAGGTACTGCTTCACTTGCTAATACCTCAATTTCTGTTTCAGGAACCATTACCTTAAATGTAGATTTTTCTGCAATGACATCATTTTCTATGATAGGTGGAACACTCTCTGGTTTTAATAGCTTAAGTGTCGCTTCCGGACAAACCTTTAATAGGGTGGTTTGTACTGACGGTAACACAATAACCATGGGAGCCGCGACAAGTAGATCTGTTTTTGATCAATGTGGTCAAATTATTTTAAATGGTACTTTTTCTAATGTAACTGTCTCAGATTCTACAGTGTCTTCAGGGGTTGCGGCAGTAGTTTGTGATAGCATAAATGACATAACTGGCGGTAGTATTGATACTACTACTGGAAATGGGCATGCAATAGAGCTAACTACAGCGCATACTGGTAGCTTTACCACAAGTACTTCAGGTTATGATTCAGGAGTCACGGGCTCCCCAATAACTCCGACCGAAGCAGGAGTAAATGCAACCGGAAACGAAACTATTCTTATTTCTGCAAGTAGTGGAACGTTTAATATTGCGGTAGGATCGGGGCTCACTGTGCCCTCTGTGGCTATTGCAAATGGATCTACTGCTGTTGTTAACGTAACAGATTTTCAGCCAACTTTAACATTAACAGGATTAATTCCTAATAGTGAAGTTAGGATTTATAATGCAGGAACTACCACGGAATTTGATCCTGGAATAGAAAATTCAGGTACATCCTATTCTCTTCAATACTCTTATTTACCAAATACACTTGTAGATATAGTGGTACATAATGTATCATATAAACATTATCGTGTAGAAGATTTCTTACTTAGTGCGCAAGACGCTTCTCTACCGATAGCTCAAATTTTCGATAGAAACTATTCTAATCCGCCACCATAAGAGGAATTTAACTCATGGCTACTATTATTGATCCAGATGATCTAGTAAGAACATCTACAAATGCGGTAAGTACTCCTACGGGTAACTTATTCATCGACCCTACTGCAACTCCTCCTATTATTGAGTTAATTTCAACTACAGATGGGTGGTCTGCAGGAAGTGGCAATTTACTTGTTGCGGCAGACGGCGTAACAGGTCAAGCTTTATATTCTAAATTAAAAGAATTATGGAAAACAGAAGCAGACTTAATTAAATATCCATTTCCAATGGAGGCTATTACGTCTGAGCAATTTGAATTTATTGCTAACTGGGAATTAGACGATACAAATACTGCTTCTCGCTCATATATTCGTTCTGCAGGTTGGACAGAAAAAGACGCGGCGGCTAGCCCAAATATCAAGCAGTCTTACATGTCTGTAATTTCATTGGGTAACTTTGTAGACGAAGCTAATCAATATGCGTATTACTACTGGGAAGGTGATACCAGCCCTACTAAGTTTACATACCCCGGTCCAGTAAATGAAGCTGTTCAGATATTTGGAGATGCTACTCACGGTAACGTTGATCACACAACTGGTGACGCTTTTACTGTTGGAATTAGACCGGATCCTACAGGTGTTTCTGGTAGTGTAGAAGGTTACACTTTTAACGAATCAAACAATACCGCAATTGGTGCTACAACCCTAACTTATCAAGCATATCGTTTCCCGTTGTCTTCTGTTGTTGATCTAAACATTACTAAAACAGATTCGGAAGTTGTGGCTATTGAATCTGCTCGTGGTTTAACTATTGAGTATTTTGCAACGCCTCAAGCATCTAATACTTTCCTTTCTCCTGATCTCTTCGGAGGTCCCTATAATTTCCACGTAAGAATTGATGCTAGTCTTGGTGGAGCTACTACTGAAGAAATTTATAACTGGGTTCAGTATTCTTTACGTAATGGCTTTGGTTCAGATCAGTCTTCTCAAACAGGTAATGATATTGATAGTGGGGCAGGAACAGTTTATAACCACACTGTAACTGGTTTAGTACAATTTGTAGGAAGTAACTTAGAAACAATCGATCAATTACCGCTTAACAATTCGGACGGTGGTGTTGCAATCTCTGGGTTTGCATCTGCAAACACTAATGATATCAAACTGCGTGATGATGCAAATGTACTACAAGAATTTGCCTTTACAGCTACAGGTACCCTACAGTTTAATAGCAACCTTGTTAATGATGCGGCGGCGCGTTACTGGATGTTTGACGCAGGAACTTTTGGAACTGCAGGAGCTACCACTATCATAGATACTGCATCTCAAAGTATCGAGGGTGATGTTCATTACGCAACTTATGCAGTTGCTACAGGCAATACCTCGGGTACTACTGGAGCGAGTACCGCAGGTTCTGACGTATTTACCGTAACTGGTGAAACTTGGACTGTAGATGATTTAGCGGGTCAAATCTTACTCATTAATGAAGGAGATGCTTCTGTAGATGGATATTACTTTATTGAATCAAACACTGCAGATACAATAACTCTGGTTAGACCTATTGAAGGTACTTTAAGTAATATTAACTGGGAACTTCGTGCTAAAAATACAGCAGGCTCAAAAGAGTGGGCTTTTGATTGGACAACTAACGGTGACACCGATATAACAGTTGTTGCTATTGGTTTACGTACAGGACAGTACGTATCTGCTGACTTCCAAATCGGTCGTGCTACAAATCAAACTTTCCCAATCACCTCGCCTTTGGAGCGTAACTACAACGATCCTGTTTAATAACAATTGGGGCTCTGAAAAGGGCCCTATACTAGGAGACATTTTATAATGGCTGGTGAAAATAACTTTCTTCGCGTACCACCGGATTCAACGGGCAAACGGGTACGAATGCAGCATACGGCCCAAGTGTTTTACACTGGCCTTAATCCCCCCGGATACAAGTGGGATGTAGGCGAACACTATTTTGTTGCTTATAACGATGACATTACTCGCTCTATGCATGTTCATGGCTATCATGAACTATCCTCTACTTCTGGATGGCTAGAAGTACATTATAATTCTGATGCAGTAGCTAATAATCTTTCTGCAAAGCAGGGAGCTACCATTTATGATGAGGATGGGATTACTGCTCTTGCTACTGTATCAACAAGCGTTGAACCACGCGATGTTTATATAAATACCACAAATCTAATTGGGCAAGATAACCCAGAAAACGGAGTCGATGTAGACTCTACAGGCTCTATGAATATCCGCTTTGCTGAAGGTCTTCCTCAACTAGATGCTTTTGGTAAATTAAGAACCTCTGGTAAAACAATTTTAGGGGACTACATCTTTGGTAATAGCGCATTGCTATCAGATTTTTCTCAACGTAAATGGGGTTCTGGCTCTAGTATTGCGGTAAATCAAAATTTAAAATGCTTAACTCTTACTACTCCTGCAGGTACTGCAACAAGTCGAAATAACACTAGAGATATTTCTGTAGATCATACCTCAAATACATATCACCACTATTTTCCAGGAGTAAGTCAGCTTGCTATCATGACTGTTGCTTCAGGAGACAGTGGACAAGAAGGGGTTATTAGAGAGTGGGGCTACTTTGATGACGCAAATGGATATTTTTTCCGAGTTAATGAAGAACAAATTAGTACCTCTGGAGATAATTTTGAATTTGTAATTAGGTCCAAAACAAGCGGTTCTGTTAAAGAAATCCGAATGGGTCGTAATTACACAAAAACCTTTACACTAAGTGGTTTAAATTGGGTAGAAGACACAACTTCTATTGACGGTTGGAATAAAGACCCACTTGATGGTAAAGGCGACTCTGGAAAAGCACTAGACCTAACAAATGATAATATTTGGTGGGTAGATATACAATGGTTAGGGGCAGGCCGTGTACGTTTTGGAACTTACCACAAAGGCCAACGGGTAGTAGTTCACGAGTATTACCACGATGATAACGGGGGAATTCCTCATTCTCAATCGGGAGCTTTGCCTTTATCTTTCAGACAATATCATGTTTTAAATGCAGTAGTGAGCAACTCTTCTTCTATGAAAGTTTGGTGTGCGGCGGTTGCGGCAGAAGCTGATATTGATTTAAAAGGTATTGGTCGTGGACAGCTAGAAACTTTTAGCACTACTTTTGATCCTAACAATTTAAATGATTGGAAAGGACTTAATGACATAGGTAAAGGAGATCGTGTAGGTGTAATTACGACCGGAGTAACAGGTGCTACAACAACCTTAACCGTCCCTAGTACAACTAACTTAAGAGCCGGTTATCGCTTGCATATGGAAAACGATAATGGAGGTGGCGCTCTTGTAATGGGTACCGAAGTTGTTGAAATTGTTGATGCAACTACCCTTATTGTAACGCAAGCCCCAAGTTCTCCACTAACTGGTGTAGAACAAATTAGATTTCATTTCTATGTAGAAAATGAATATCAACTTGTTGGAATTTTAACCCCTCGCCTTTTTCTAGATAACCAAACAGGAAAAAATAGAACGTTATACATACCGCAATCTATGCAAGCTTTAGCATATCACCAAGACGGTAGCGATGCTTTTTGTGAAATAGAAGTGTATGTTAATCCTGTACTATCTGGGAATTCAACTGTAATCACTTTAGAAAATACTGAGGGAGGTCCCTTTACTAAAATAGAACCTAATGATCCTGAGTCTGCAGTAGCTTCCTATAAAAATAATGGGCTAGTCAACTATTTTGGAGCAGGTTATCATCAATTAGCTTCTTATTTTAAAGGAGCAACAGGGCGAGAAGATTTAGGTGCACAATATTCCAATATTCAGCAAGGTGCATTTAAACTGTTTAGTTCTGAAGGTGGAAATAACCGATGTCCTCTTAAAAGAATTATACAATCTCCTTCTGCAGGGATTCCTACTGTTATTGAAATAGACGTGGATACAGTTAAGGCTAATGGGGGCCCTGATTTTAGTTTACATAGGGAAGGTAATCCTATTCAGTTTGAAGGTATTTTAGGCTTAATTGGAACTGATTCTACTTATGGATTAAACGATGGTATTAATAGCGGAGCAGGTAAAACCTACTATTTAAGAATGATTAGCCAAAAACATGCAGAATTGTATGAGGATAACCTTTATACAACCCCTGCAGATACTAGCGGCCTTAGTAATGCTACCAATGGTAACAGCTACACTTGGAACCAAACAGCAGGGCCTGGCTCTTTAGGTTTTATCGTTTCAGGCTATGGAGAGCATTTGTATTTTGCAATTGTAGCAAAACCAATTGGTCTTTCTGCAAAAGGTAATTCTTATGGAAGTGCAGATCTTACGCCTACTGTAGATTCTAATCGAGATATTACAGTTAATTTCCGTCTTAATTGGAATGAGGTGTCTCAGTAATGTTAAATACCTTCTTTAACTATAATTGGGATTATTGGCTAATAGCAGGAAAGGTTACTTTTGATGGTCCAAATAGACTAATAATAGTCAATGAAGGTGTTACTGAGCTAGACATTAGCAGAGATGTTTATTCTAGTTGGAAAAATTGGCTTTTAGAAGGTTTTGGATCTACTTTTCTACCTGCAATACGTTCTGTTGGGGGAGACCCGATTGATGTGGAAACAGGTCAATATGCCGGAGACCTTTACTTTCTAATTAATAATTGGAAGCTTATTATTGATTTAGAAAAAGTAAGAGTCACCGGAGTTCTTTACTCTGATAACTTTAATACAGCTTATTATAATGCACCTAATTCGCCAGTATACCCTGCCAGCGTTTCTAATATTGTATCTAAGCAAGTTAATAAGGAACAATCCCTTACTGCACAAAATATAGCAGATTTAGTTGCGGCTGTATGGAAAGCAAGTATGGCAGAATATATTGCAAATGGTACTACAGGTAGTGCTTTAAACAACGCAAGTACAGCTAGTACACTACCCAACGTAAACGAAATAGCGACAGCAGTAGATACTGAGCTTGCTGAAAAACTTACAACAATTAATGATGGTATTAAAGATGCTTCTATATTGGTGCCTCACACTAAAGACATCTAATTAAACTAGGAGCTTGTTATGGCAAGAATTAATAACCCTAAGTCGGGCAATGCAATGGGGCGTTCTAGAATAACGTCCCCTTCACAAGATACAATTAGAGATGATGGTACTTCTTTAATCTCTATTGTAGATGGTGAACAGATACAAATAGAAATAACAGTAGGATGGATGACCGATTTGTCGTCTTCAACAATTACTGCTAAAGTAGTAGAAGGTGCAAATGATGGTGCAGGAGCTGTCCCTAAAACAGCACAAGCAGGTGGAGTAGTTACTACGCTACCTATCATTGATAGTGTAACTACAGATAATAAATTTAAAATGGTAATTCCTGAAAACTTAATTGATTCATGGAATATTGCTCCTACTGCAGATAGCCCTGTTTATGGTTTCATAGGTTTAGAAATTGATGATGGTGGGGTAGGAGATGCAAAGCAAGTTTGGAAGCCTTTACGCGGATTAGTGGAGGTACTTTACAGTCCATCGGAGGCATAAATGTCATACACCATTATTATAAACCCCGCTAGTTTTGATTTAAACGTATCACCTAATGAAGTCAAATTAGAAATACAAAAAGGAACTAGCGAGGTTAATTTAAAAGTTAACAATCTTATTTACGATTTTGCTTATGACAAAATAGTATACGATGTTGATTTAGCAAGAGTAGGTGCACAAGGTACTCAAGGCGAGGGTGCAACCTTAGAGGAAATAGGTGCTATTACAAAAGATATGACTGGAGTAGAAAATCGTACAGATTCTTCTCTTTTGTTTGATGACGCTTCTAGAACTTTTACTTGGAATATAGACTCTAGCGCAAAAGTATATTTGTTAGGAAAGGGTTATAATGTAACTTCTAGTAAAACCATAGAGATAACAAATCTTGATGGTGGTCGCTATATAATGTATAACCCTGAATTAGAAAGTCTATATGAATTATCAGTAGGTGCTTTTCCTAATTTCCAAGGAGAAATACTAATCTCCTACATTTACTGGGATTCAGTAAACCAAGAAGCTATTATTGTAGGTGATGAAAGGCATAGCTCTGCAAGGGATACTACTTTTCAACTTTATGAACATTTAGCCGAGGGTATGCGGTGGTTTTCAGGCGGTACTTTATCTTATACCTTAGAAGATGATGATTTTCCTAATTTTGAAGTAGTAAATTCAACAAGAGTTGCAGATGAAGACTTACAACATATTATAGTACATTCAGAAACCCCTAGTTCAGACTATGAGCAAAAATTACAAGGCACTACAGATATTCCAGTTGTTCATTACATAGGTAATTCTCGTTATGCACAAATAGATATGTCTGCTGAGTCTGCGCAATGGCCTCATGCTCCTTCCGGATTAGTTTATTATAATGATATAAACTCTGTTTCAGATACAGGTGTTCTTGTTGAATCCGGTAATGGGGGATATGTTTGTTATTATTTAGTAGCTACTAATGATATTAGACACCCTTTAAAATTATTAATGGGGCAAGCATCACATATTAATTTAAATGACGCTCGTAGCGAAAAATGGGTAACCTATGGATTGCCTACTCCTGAAATAGTAGCGTTATATAGGTTTATTATAAAAACAGCTAACTCCTATAATAACACATCTAAAGCGAGAATTGAAGAAGTATATACTTTAGGAGAAGGCCCTAGCCTTGCAGGTACATCAACTATCTCTGGATTAGAGCATAACTCTTTAACTGGTAGAACACAGCCAAATGCACATAGTATTTCTTCTATTACTGATTTGTCTAGTATCCTAGACCAAAAAATAACTATAGTAAGTGAACCCTTATCTTCAACGGGGGTCCCGGGTGATTTAAAAGGGCTCTTTGCAATAAACAATACACACCTCTACGTTTGTACTGCAGACTACGATGGTGTAACTAATATTTGGAAAAGGATAGAATTTTTACCCGATACTTGGTAATTAGGAAAGTTAAATGAAAAAATACTGTATAAATTTGTTACATAGAAAAGATCGAAGAGAGCATTTTACTAAAACAAACTCATGGGCTGTCGATGCAAATTCTTCTTCTTTTGAGTGGTTTGATGCCTATAACGGCTATAAAATGAAAAATTACGATGAAATTCGTAATTTAGGATTTTTACCTAATCACGAGTGGATTGACCCTATATATAATCGCAGACTTACCAAAGGTGAAATTGGTTGTTTAGCATCTCACGTTGCTTTATGGAAAAAGTGTGTAGAATTAAATGAACCAATTTTAATCTTAGAAGATGATGTTGTTTTTCAATCAGGCTATAACGAAGAAAAAGTAAAACTATTATTAGCTAGTAACAATTACAATATTGTTTATCTTGGTTATAATGAAATGGCAGAAATAAAGGAGGACCTTGGTAGTTATGTAATACCAGGGTTTGCTTACCAAACACATGCTTACGGTATTACTCCAAAAGGCGCTGAGGCTTTATTAGATTCTCTTAGTGTCTACAAGGGTATTCCGGTTGATGAGTTAATTTCTCGTTGTTTTGATCAGTTAAGCCCCATTGCTTTTAAGAAAAGCTTAGCCACTCAGCTTTCAAGAGAAGAGTCAGCAACGGATGTAGAGTTGCATGGTGATGGGGATTATTTTCCTTTTGAGCATTTAAAAGTATTTACAGTGGCTACTGAAAAAGAAAAAGCGTACAGGCTAATTAATTCATGTAATCACTACGGAATTGATTTAAATATTCTAGGTGAAAATACTGAAAGTTTTGATATGTCAAGTATTGGTGGTGGCATTAAAATCAATTTACTGCGAGAGGCCTTGGAAGAGTGTGACGATGACGATCTTATATTGTTTCTAGACGGTTACGACACTTTTATTGCTCAAGATTTAGATGAGATTCACCAAAGATTTTTATCGTTTAACGCTAGTATACTTTTTAGTGCAGAACTGGTCTGTTGGCCAGATCCCGAATTAGCAGATGAATTTACAGCTCACACTCGATTTAAGTATCTAAATTCTGGAACTTTTATAGGCCATTGTAAAGCTATTAAAAAGATAATAGAAACACCAATAGGTAACTCAGAAGATGATCAACGGTATTACACCTTAAAATATCTTCAAAATAAAAATAGAATTAAACTTGATACAGAATGCTATATTTTTCAAACTAATTTTGATAAAGCAGATCTTGTAAATGAAATGATTTACAATCCTGAAACTAAATGTTTTTCTTGTATTTATCACGGAAATGGTGGTAACTACGCTTTGGAGCGTTTAGATAATCTTTATATAAGGAAATTTAAAGGTCAAACTTTTAACATTTCTAAAAATTTAAAATTTTTAAAGCCAGAAGTTAAACAACAATTAGATCGAGATATGTACACTTGCTCTTTTCTTAGTAAAGAGATGTGTAATTATCTAATAGAGTTAGGCGATAAAAATGGAAATTGGAATCCTTTGCCGGGAGACAAATTTCCTGCTCAAGAAATACGAGTAAGTGAAATTGGATTATGGCAAGAATTTTCAGATATATTTGATGAGGAAATTGGACCGCTTTATGAGTCTTTATGGTTTCCAATTCAACATTATGGTTTACGAGATGCATTCTTAATGCGATACGCATTAGATACACAAAGAGATTTACCTCTACATCATGACGCTAGCCTTGTAACAGGCAGTGTAAAGCTCAATGATGCTTACACGGGCGCAAGATTATATTTCCCAAGGCAAGACATATGTAACACTAAGGTACCCGTAGGTGACATGATTTTGTTTCCCGGACAAGTTACGCATGGTCATACTTGTGAAAAGCTATTAAGTGGTGTTAAATATAGTTTAACTTTTTGGACTAAAAGACACCCTACTGATGCATAAATTACCCCCGAAAGGGGGTTTTTTACGCGAAAAAAGTGAGAAAAACTATGTATCTATAATGAGAAATATCTTAAAGGAGGTTTTATGAAAATTGATGATAATTGGTATCCTGAAAATTTTGACTGGTATTTAAAATGGGTAGCCTCTGTTATCATTTTAATTTCTCTAGCCATGAGATCTGCGGGTCCAGAATACAGATTTTTTGATCTTGGTTTTGGATGGTTAGGTGTTAGCTTGTGGTGTTGGGTAGCTGTTATTTGGAAAGATCGAGCGCTTATAATGCTTAATGCTGTTTCTTGGTTTATGCTTACCGTGGCTTTATTAAAGGAATTTGTCTAAAAATTTAGCCTAAAAAAGTGAGAAAAACTATGTATCTATAATGAGAAAATAAAATCTCAAATTAATTAATCTTAATCTCTATAAGGAATATACTTATGAAATCTCTTGTTAAATCTTTTTTTAAACCTGAAATCTCTTATGCTGATTTTGTTATATCTTTCTTCTTAGCTATGACAATATTAGGCATTTGTGAGTCTTACCTTGAAAATAAGGAAACTCTTAGTGAGCAAGTTTTTCAGTATGAGACAGTGACTAATAACGTTTCTGAAGTTATCGAAGATTCATTAGACGCTTTAATTCTTGAAGCTGAAGAAGCAGAAAAGGAATGGAAAGAAATTAGTGAAATGAATTTCTATGACCTTTGTATTACAATTGCAGAAGAAGACTATAATGGTGATCTTCTAATTCTTGCTAAACAGTCTTGCTCTATTTGGAATAAAATAGAATCTAAATCTAAAGCCTAAACCTAATATAAAAGGATATACTTATGCGTACTTTTATTAATTCTTTGTTCTTTTTCTCAATAATATCTTTAGCTTGTTCTGTAATTTTTGTAGATTTTTATTTACAAAAGGGACTTAGTTTAATGTGCAATATGGAAAGGGTAGAATATCATATACGCCGTATTCATATGGATCGATATGAAAGACTTGTAGATTCATTAAAAGTTGCAAAGTCTGCTTATGATACTCCGGAAAAAACTTGCAAGTGGTATGACTAAAAAGGGGGTAGCTACAATGCTCTTATATCACGGTTGTTCTATGAATGATATCGATTCTGTTATGGACAATATTAAAATAACTCCTCGTGGGTTTTACATGACTCCTGACATTAATATAGCCAGAGGTTACGGTCGAGTTGTCTGCTTTGAAGTAGGTGATTTTGATTGTCACATTGGCACTATTAACAAAGGGAACGATAATGTACAGGAAGATATTGCTAGCGGTATTGAGTATGTACTTAAAAACGAGCGTCATTTAGTATCCTTTTATAAGGCACTAGAAGATGTTTATAACACCGGTCTTTAACCTTAACTAAACCTAAATCTTATCTATTAAGGAAATACTTATGAAAACTTTTGATCTTGAAGTACTAAACTCTATTGTTGATTCTATTGATGTTTCTGCTAATGTAATTTATGATACTACCAGTATTTATGGCTTTGAGAAAGCTGTACACTTAGAAGCCAAATATCAACTGTATTCTAAATTGTGTTCTGTTCAAGAATATCTAGGAATCAACCCAAATCTAGTTACAACCCTTGTAGATCGTCTTTATGAAATTAATAAAGATTTGTTTATACAACAAGCGGCTCATTCTTTTGAAGAGGAGTACGCGTAATGACTACAGAACAATTTGAAAAAATGACCTTACGTCAAAAAGCATTTTACCCATTTACAGATCTTGAGTGGAACGCATTAACAAGAGATCAAAAGAAAAGGGTATTTTATGCTAGACAAAAGTTTAGTGAAAAAAGGAGGGTCTGTGAATAGCTATGTTGTTTATGATAGCAGAGTTAAACACAATAGGCTTTTTGGTAAATTGAAACACGAAAATTTATTAGAAGGTATGAAAAACCAAGCTTATGGTAGAGTTTTATTCGATTATTTCTTTTTAGAGTTTTTTAATTCTTTTGGAGTTAAATCTTTTATTGAGGGTAAGTTGTTTAGGCTCGGTCCTTTTGCTTTTTTGCTTGGAAAGGCTCATGGCTATTCTAATTTTCCTAAAGGAAGGTTTGCAGTAGCTGTTGGTTTTTTTAGTAAAAATTATTTTAGACTAATTGTTCCTGCTTTTGATTCTAGTTATTTAACAATACGTTTATCTTTTAAGGAGATACCAAATGACATCTATTGATAAAGTTCTTAATTCATTAAAAGAGTTTACTGAAAGCAAATTAAACACTGCGGAATTTGATGACTTACGCCGATCTGTTTCTCAACGCCTTCGAGGGATTGAGAATGAGGTTCGTATTAAGGGAGACAGACTCAATCAAAAACTACAGCGTTTAACTTTTCTTGAACCTAACTTAAATGAAATTAAACTAAAACTGGCTGAAATATGGCAATTACTTGAAGATATTGAAGCAAGTTGTTCACGTTTAAATGAAATCAATGAAAAAGAGCGTGTTTCTAAAAACCGAAAGAAAAACGCTATTAATAAAGATCAAACTTCTACTAAAAAAGAAAGTGTAGAATAGATCGACCCTACCCCCTGCGCTACGCAGAGCTTATTTTGCTTATAAAGTGATATTGATCACTCTATAGGCAGAATAAGCTTTGTGTAGTGTAGGGGGTTTTTAATATTCTTATTTTTTTTTGAAGGATTTAAATATGACCCAATTAGACCTTTTTGAAGAAGAGTTTAAAGTACTACAAGATCAAGTTAATCCTTTTGTAGGGGATCGTGTTTTTGAAACAGTTTATGAAGAACTTGATTTTCTTATTAAATCACTTCTACATAATCATGATGATTATTTTGAATTTAAAAAGCATGAAAACGTCACTGATCTAGAATATGATATTTGGCTTAGAGAATATGTTTTTGACGCTGTTGCGAAGGCAATGAGCCTTTCTACTAATAAATGAGGAAATCTAATGCGAGATCAAATTATTGCGAGTTTGTCAGAAAGACTGCTCACAACTAAGGACCGCCGTAGCCATGTTCATTGGTTATGGGCTCACTTAGAAAAAGATTTTGATAAGGCAATAAACGAAATTTATAATCTAGTAATTAGTAAAGTAACAATGGGAGTCATTCAAGGTTCATCTATGACTTCTGTAGCGGTATCTTTAGGGTCCCTAATCAGAATGCATTTTAATGAAGAGACTATCAAAGAGGAAACAAAGTGCGCTGTACATTGTGGAGTTAAAATATTAGAGGCATTTTGTAATAAAGATTTTCCAAAAAGAGGAGTTCAGCTTCTAGATATAAAGCTGGTTAATAAAGGACGTTCTTCTAAATCAAATGAAAATGCACTTTATGCTTTAGTTTGTAATGATTACGATTTATTGCATAAAATAATTGAAAGCGAAGACATTAATAATTCTCCAGAATTTCCTTTGTTAAGTCCTGCTAAAGATTGGACTTCTCATTATCATACTACTCTTAAGGCTCCGCTAATTCGAGGGGCTTCCACTAGTACCTTAAAAACCATTACGCCTTTGTCATCAAAACTTGTTTATGATGCTATTAACAAATTACAAAAAACACCATACCTTATAAATCAAAAAGTATTTGAAGTTTACAAAAATTTGTTAGCTAGTCAATCTAAAGAAGATTTGTTAAAGAGAGATTATAAACCGCACAGCTTATCTCCTTTTAAACACGACAAAGAAGAAATGGTTGCTAGTCGGGCAGGTATGTTTTTAGAAGCGGAATTTATTAAAACCATAGCTAATAAGATAGGAGAAAAACCTTTTTATCAAGCGTATAATTGTGATTTTCGTGGTAGAATCTACCCTATGACTCCCTATTTAAATGAGCAAAGCTCAGATAACGCGAAAGGCTTAATTCAATACGGAGAAGGCGTTAAATTAGGTGAAACTGGCGGTTATTGGCTTGCTCTTCACACAGCAAACTCTATTGGTGAAGATAAATTAACCCTAGACGAAAGAGTTAAATATGTAGAAAATAATTTGGATTCAATCATTGATTGGGCAACGAACCCTTATAAAAATCGAGGATGGATGGAAGCAGACAAGCCATGGTCTGTATTAGCTTGCGCTTTTGAGTGGCAAGCAATCCAAGATTGGCAAATTATTGGAGGAAACCAAATTGAAGATTATGTGTGCTATGTTCCTATCTTTATTGATGGCTCTAATAACGGGGTCCAGCATCTCACTGCTCTTTCTTTAGACGAAGAAATTGGCCCGCTAGTTAATTTAGTGCCTACCCAAAACCCAGGCGATGTATACATGTATGTAGCTGAAAAAACATGGGAAGAACTAGAGAAATTAGATAAAGAGTTAGAGGATCACCCGGTTAAAAAAGAGCTACCTAGGCTCCTAGAAGAAATAAAAAATATTAAATTAAAAAGAGAAATAGCAATCACTAAAGAAGACAAGGATTTGGCTTTTAAAGAATTAGATGAATGGCGAAAAGAAAATAAAGAGTTTGATAAATTTATTTATATACCATTTTGGCAATTATTAAAGGAAGATCCAAAGCTTCAGCGTAAAACTGTTAAGCGTCCAGTTATGACATTGGGGTATGGAGTAACTAGACAAGGTGTTAGAGATCAGGTTTTTGATGATACTAAAACTTTAAATGAAAATTTAAAATTTAAAGACAAGTCATGGTCTAATCCTTTTGGGGATTTGCTTAGAAATACTATGATGCGTAAATTAAAAGGGCCAGCAACAATGTTGGCTTTATTTCAGACTTTAGCAGAAAGAGCCAATGCTAAAAATGAGTTCTTATCATGGAAAGTACCAATCACAAACTTTCCTGCAGTTCAAGAATACCTTAAAACTAAAGAAGTTCGCGTTCGTGTTCGATTCTGTAAATCTAATAGAGGAAAAGGTATACAATTAACCATTCAACCTAAAGAAGATGGTAAATTAGATCGTAGAAAACAAGCAACAGGCGCGGCACCAAATATTGTTCACTCTTTTGATGCGGCTCATCTAACCCTAATTGTGAACAATTCAGATTTTGTAGTTACAACGGTACATGATAGCTTTGGTTGTCATCCCGGAAACATGAATGAGCTTTTCCAAATAACTCGTAAAGAATTTCTAAAATTTTATGAAAGCGATCCGCTATCACAGCTTCTCGCTCAAACTAACTCTTTAGATCTATTTCCAAGCAGGGGAAAGCTAGACCTTAATGAAGTTCTAAAATCAGACTTCGCATTTTGTTAAACAACGTTAATTAAACCAAGAAGGAAAAAAATTATGTCATCAATTGTTATTCGCAACGCAGAACTTTTCTGGGCAAAACTTGATCAACCAGTAAACCCTTTTAATGCTGCTCAACCACACTGGGAACTTCAGATTCGTACTCGTGATAAAGCTGAAGCTAAAGTATGGCGCGATACCCATAAGTTGAATGCTACTATGAAAGAAGACGATGAAGGCTCCTTTTATCAGGTAAACCTTAAGCGCAAGGCATTCACAAAAGACGGAGAATCTCGAGATCCCGTAAAAGTAGTTGATGCACAGCTAATGCCACTTGAAGGAGCGTCAGTAGGTAACGGATCTATTGGTAATGTCCAACTAGATACATACGAGTATACAATGAATGGTCAAAGAGGAATTGGTTTCTCTTTAAAAGCTGTTCAGGTACTCAAGCTAGTAGAATACAAAGGTAATGGCCTTGCTTTTGAGGCAGAAGGTGAAACAGAAATTGTAGTTCCTACTGATACCAATTCTGATGATTCTGAATGGTAAATAGAGTGATTGCGCCTTGAAATAATTCAGGGCGCTTTTTGGAGGATATATGAATAAAGATTACGTATATTTAGCGGGTCCAATGGAAGACCGAACTCGCGAAGAAATGTGTAAATGGCGAAAACAATGTTACAAGTTTTTAAACGAGCATAATATAGCTGTCTTAGACCCTACTCGTAGAATTAGTTTTCATAGTCAGTTAGACAAAAATTTACAAGATCAAATTCGTGGGATGAATGTATGTCGTCGAATATTTAAGCAGGATCTTCAAGATATCGCAAATTCTAGGGTAGTAATTGCAGATGTAAGACGGACCTCGGGCAGAGGTACTGGTACCAGCATGGAACTTATGTTTGCACATATGAAAAATAAAATTATTGTTTTGTGGTCTGATACTGGGGATTTTCCGCATCCTTTTATTGAAGCTATAGCAACTGAAAAGCACTATAGCTTAGAAGACGTACTGGAGGCAGTTAAAAGTTATTACTAGGAGTTTTTATGTATTATATAGTGTTTTTATTATCCGTGAGTATTTCACTACCCGATGGTCGTTCTGGTACCAAAATTATATTAGAAACTCCCAAACTTGAACATTGTATAAATACTGGAACTCAATATATAGAGTTGCTTTCAACAGAAGAGTATATGCGTCAAATTGAAAGCTTTAAAGTAGAATGTAAAGTAATAGAGAGACATGACATATGAATGTTTTTTATATTAGTAGAGACCCTAAAATTGCCGCGCAAAACATGATAAACAAACACGTAGTTAAAATGCCTCTAGAATCTGCTCAACTTTTATCAACTGCTCACCGTGAGTATGGCGATGAAAGAGAGTGTTTTTATAAGAGAACTCATGTTAATCACCCTTCTGCTGTGTGGGTTAGAGCTTCTACTCAACACTACAACTGGGTATACGAGCATATGATAGCTTTGGGTGAAGAATATACAAAGCGTTACAATAGGTCACATCTGACCATTGAGAAGATGAAAGAAGTTTTAAAAAATCCTCCAAAGGGTATGCCAAATAATGGGTTTACTCCACCTCCTCAATGTATGCCTGACATTTATAAAAGGGATTGTACAATAGCGGCTTATAAAGCTTACTATGAATTTAAAAAAGAAACAATCGGAGAAAAGTAATGCCATATATAGATAATGAAAATCGAGCTTATATGCTTAATCTTTTGACAGAAATGCATGAGTGCCCTGCAGAAAGCGCAGGAGAACTCCAATTTATGATTGCTATTCTTATTAGGGAATTTATGGCTAATACTGAGTGGAGATATCAAGACATGAACAATGTAATGGGTGCACTCGCCGGGGCTCAACAAGAATTTTATCGTAGAGTAGTTGCTCCGTATGAAGACGAATGTATTTTAAGAAACGGAGATATTCCGGGGTATGCTCATTCAAACGAGGATAAAGGAAGATACTAATGATCCCTTTAGAAATAAAAGATCTCTGGTATTTTAATGAAACGCAAATTGAAAAGTATTTAAGAGATGGAGCCCCTTTTGAAGATTATGGGGTGTTAAAAGCTTTTGCTAATAAAGTAAACTTAAAGCTAGTTACATTTAAGGATGTATATAACAGAAATCCAAATCACCCTTATGAATATCTAGATTTCCAAGAACAAATGGCAGAAGGTAAAATACCAAGGATTAAAGAGAGTCCTGTAAAAGAAATAAGCGAAATACATAAGCAATTTTTAAATACAGAGGAGGGTAAAAGAATGTTTAACAAAGAAAACTCTGAATCAGATACTTTTGAGTTAGATAATATTTCTAAAGCAGTATCCGGTTCTCATTACAACGATGTAATTCCTGGCTATCAGTATATGGAATTAATGCAGTATATGCTTGCTGATAAACAAGGTGTAGAATCCCATCTTTTAGGTCAAGTATACAAATATTTGATGAGAGCAGGTAAAAAAGATGATGTAGAGCAAGAATATCGAAAAGCAAGATGGTATTTAAATTGTCTTGTTAAGTATAAACAAAGCGGAAAAATAGATCCTACTAACAATGACTAATGAGGTTATCATGGCTAATATTCCTAATAATGTTTCAAACATTAATCAAGCTACTTTATCAAAAATTGCTCGTCAAAAATCTGCAGGCAATAGAATTCTTGAAAACCTAGCTAAATACTTTAAAACTGAAGAAGTTTACTTGGCAGGAGGAATGCTACGTGATCACTATTTTAATAAACCGGGTAACGATTTTGATATCTATTTAGAATGCCCTTTGCAAGTAGATTCTTCTATTGCAGAGATAATGATAAACGGTATTGAAGGTTTTAAAAACTTTAGTATTATGACTCCTGAAGACTCTGAGTATGCAGGGTATAATAATTTTATTATTGATTTTGTTTTACAAGGTAAATTTGAGAATCCTAATATAAACTTTAGACTAGAAGAAGGTGAAGAATTTGATACTCAAATTATTTTCCTTAAACATTATAATATGCCACCTTATGCATATTTCCAAGAGGCATTTTGTTGTTCACTTTCGAAAGTTTGGCAACAATACCAAAGGGATCCTGTGTACCATAGAGATTTTCTAGATACCATTGTTTCTAACACAATTAAATTTGATTGGAGTTACACCGATTATAATATTAACTACAAATATATTAATAAAATTTTAAACAGATATCCAGAGTTTGAGGTTGATAAAGCAACTATTGGAAACTATTTAAGAGAACTTTGCTATAGGTAATTAAATGAAACTAGTATATGATATCGAAGCTAACGGCTTGCTTCGTGGAAATAAAAAAAGTAGCCCAGTAAATAAAGTTTGGATGATAGTTGCTAAAGATCTTGACTCTGATAAAGAGTTTCTTTTTTGTGACTACTCAGAAAACCCTTGTGCAGAACCATTAGAAAATTTTAGAAAACTATTTGATAATGCTAAAGAACTTATAGCTCATAACCAAATTCAATATGACTTGCCTGTTCTTAAAAAAGTTTTAAATTGGATACCAAATCCTAAAACGATTATTAGGGATACCTTACTAATGTCTCAAGTTTTAGATTATAATCGTTTTAATGGAAAACATAACTTAGCGGTCTGGGGTGAATATCTTGGAGTTAAAAAACCAGAACATGAAGACTGGCTTAACTTTAGTGAAGAGATGGTTCATCGTTGTAAAGAAGATGTAAAAATTAATGAGAAAGTTTATAGACTATTGGCTCGCGAGCTTACTAGTATTTTACAGGCTTCTAAAAATCCTGAATTTCTAAAAAAGAGCCTCCGAATTGAACATAAGCTTTCACACTTTCAAGCCTTGTGTTCCGAACATGGTTGGGTTTTTGATATGAAAACCGCTAAAAAACTTGAATGGGAAATGGAAAGCGAACTCGCTAAAATTCGTCAAACAATCGAACCTAAAATGAAGGCTAGAGTTAAGAATTTAGATAAAGAGCCTCGTGAACCTGAATACAAGAAAAACGGAGAATACATGGCACGTACTGTCTCACATTTTGAGGTAGATGGTCCATGTAAAGTAACTGCGGCAGATGGTAAAACTAAGCAAACAATTGCAGGTCCTTACCACCGTATTCAAATATTAGCCCCTGATTTAGGTTCAATGGATTATGTCAAAGAGTATTTGTATAGTATTGGTTGGGAGCCTCTTGATTGGAACTGGGAACGACGCGGGAAGGAATTCGTTAAGAAATCTCCAAAGCTCTGTGAGGAGTCGTTACGTGCGTTGGGCGAAGATGGAGAACTCATTAATAGATTTTTCACTACAAGATCAAGATTGGGGATTTTACAAGGTTGGATTGCCAGTACAGACGAGGATGGTAGATTAAGAGGCGACATGTTTACAATTGCCACACCTACAGGTCGCGCTCGTCACAAGATTGTTGTAAATGTACCTAGTCCGAAGGCCGCATGGGGAAAGGAAATGCGAGCCTTATTTGGATGTGAAGAGGGCTATAAAGTAGTAGGTGCTGACTCAAGCGGTAACCAGTTCAGAGCGCTTTGTCATTATATCAAAGATGAGGATTTTACGAATGAAGTTATTAATGGAGATGTTCACCAAAAAAATGCAGACATTTTGGGATGTGATAGAAGTACCGCTAAGCCTTGGATTTATGCTTTTTTATTTGGTGCTGGTCTTGAAAAGCTTGGGTTAATTCTAACAGGAAAGCGTGATAGCAAAGCAGGAAAAGAATCAAGAGACAAATTTGCAAAAGCTATTCCTGGGTTTAAACGCCTTACTGATCGTTTAATAGAAATTGTAAAGATCTCAGAAGCGCGTGATATGAGAGCAAGTATTCCAGCACTTGATGGCCGTAGAATCTATCTTGATTCTGGTCATAAAGCGCTTAACTATTTGTTACAATCTGCTGAAGGAATTACCTGTAAAGCCGCTGTTGCATATACAATGGATAAATTTGAAGAAGAGGGTATTAATGCCCGACCCTTAATATTTTATCACGATGAAATGCAATGGGCTGTAAAAGAAGAAGATGTTAAGAGAGCTTCTGAAATCATGGCAGAATCTTTTAGGGAAGCCCCCAAATGGTTTGATGTGACCTGTATGGATGGGGAAGCAATGGTTGGTAATAATTGGTATGAAACTCACTAACTTAAGAGTGGATGATATATGGAAGATATGATTTTTGTACTAGTATACTCTATGTTTGTTGTTTACTTTGTATTTAAACTTGTAGATATAAATAATGAACCAGATAAGTAACGTTAGAACCATACGCCGAGAGGTTGAATGGGTCTCTGGAAGTAAAATTATAGACAAAGTTGAATGCTATAAGTCTAAAGTTGCTTATATTAACTTAGAAAATATAATTAAACATCTTAAGAATTTAACTATGACAACTAATTGGTTTTTATACGATGATATAACAGGGGAGTTGTTAGCTTCAAAGTTTCCAGAGACTAAGCAACAACAAGCAAAACGTCTATACAAGCAGTTTAACAGCTATGCCAAAGTTGCAAAAGAACTTGGCGTACATCCTACAACCGCAAAAAAATGGGTAACAGAAAATGACTGAAGTAGATATTTTAATGGACGCAATACAGAGAATCATTGAGTGTGAAACGATAGAAGATGCCCGGAATGAGGCCTATGACGCTTTATTTTATGTAACTTTTTCTGATGAAGAAATGATCACTCTATAGACCCAATAAGGTATTTAAATGAAAACATTTGTTGAAATTGGAACTTGTGACTTTGATACTAATCTAGCATTAATTTCATCTGGGGAATGGCGCGGTATCATGTGTGAACCAATCCCTAAATACTATTCTAGTTTAATTGAGCAAGCCCGAAACATTGATTATCGCTATAATCTTAATATTGATAATGTGGCCATTTCTAATACTAATGGTACTATTGAAATGATCGAATCTAATGATGAGACTTCAGAAGAATGGGTTCGTGGTGTTTCTCATGTAGTTTCTGATAACCACACTGGATTTAAGCTCTCTAGTATACCCCAAAATAAAATTGCTAACATTTTTGACTATGAAAACACAATTGCTGTTAAGGCCTTAACGCTAGACAACTTATTGTTAAAACATAGAGTAAATTATGTAGATTTTTTAAAGATTGATGTAGAGGGGCATGAGCTTGAAATACTAAAAAATTATTCTTGGCGTATCATGCCAACTTTTATCAAAATAGAACATAGTCATGTAGACGTAAATGAGCTTGTTTCTATTTTAGAAGATAACGGTTATTTGGTATACAAGGAGGCATGCGATCTGTATGCTGTAAAATAGAGAAAACTTATGACGTTATTAATAGTAGACGGCGATCCTCTTATGTTTCGTGCTGCATACAATAAAAACTCGGCAGAAGAAGCTTATGAGTCTTTTGAAGAAAAACTAGAAGATTTAGCAAATAGTGTATTTTGTAATAAAATGCAAATTGCCGTGTTTGGAAATAACAACTTTAGAAGTAGTTATTTTAAGGACTATAAAAATACAGAAAGTAGGAAAAAATCTAAAGCTAATAATCCTTACTATTTTGAATTAAGACAAATTTTGATAGAAGAAGACAGGGTTGTTCCTGCAGAAGGAATGGAGGCAGACGATTTAGTTCGGATTTGGGCAGAAGAAGCTAGATTGCGAAAAGAACAATTCGTTATAGCTAGTGTAGATAAAGACTTACAGTGTATTCCAGGCCATCATTATTTGATTCATAGAGATGAGCTTATTTACATAGATGAGGATTCTGCAGATAAACACTACTGGACTCAAATACTAACAGGGGACTCGGTAGATAATATACAGGGCTTAAGGGGAATTGGACCTAAAAAGGCAGAGCGCATTTTAGAAGGCGCAGGTAATTCCCAAGCTCGAAAACAAAAAGTAATAGATGCTTACTATGAACACTATCAAGGAAATTGGAAAAAAGAGATGCTTCATACAGGCACGCTAATACATATTATGAGGACGAGTGACGACAGGTTTAAACTGAAAGAAACAGATGTCCCTACGATGTTAAAGGGGACAAGTGATGACAACGAAACTAAAGTTTAATCCAAAAAAGGAATATATTAAAAGTGATTTAGGGCATTGGAGCTATACTGGAGTAAACATTGACATTTCTACTTGTTTTGGATTTGTGTATTTAGTAGTAAATAAGAGTAAAAATAAATTTTATATAGGTAAAAAACAATTCTGGACCTATAGAAAAAATACACATGTTAAAACTGGAAAAGCAATGTGGAGGACTTATAACACTTCCTCTTCTCATGTTCAAGAAGATTCTCAAAATGGAGATGAACTAGAGTATCATATTCTTGGAGTATTTGAAACAAGAGCTTGGTGCAATTATACTGAAGCTTATTTACAAATGGCATTATGTTCTATAACTGAAAGAGACTCCAACAAAGAACGTTATTGGTATAATAACCAAGTAGCACCTATTCGCTTTATTCCAAAACAAGATGAAAATCAAGAACTTACAATGCATAAATCGCTATCTAAAGCACAGCGAATTTTAAGAAAATGGAGAAATAAAGATGTTTGCAGTAATTAACTCTTTTATAACATTAGGGCTTATTCTTTGGGCTGTAACAATGACTCTTTACAACCTTGTGTTGTTTTATTTCTATGGAGTTATTCTAGATAACCTTGGATTTTTTTATTTAGGTGTTTCTACAGTTACTGCATTTAGTTTATTTGCTTACAAAAATAATATTAGAAAATGAGCAATAATAAAAGCAGATTTGTAGGACATGGTCCTTGTAGTACTTGCGGTTCTAGCGATGCAGTAGGTATTTACGAAGAAGGACCCTCTACCTGTTTCGCTTGTGGAGCAATTCATAAAAACCTTAATATACAAGAGGAGGCTCCTATTTTAAAAGTGCAAAAAGAGAACTTTATTAAAGTAAATGTAGAAGACATTGGAAACTATGCAGAAAGAGGATTTAAAGACCGCCAAATACCAAAGACTATAAATAGTTTTTTCGGAGTAAAAGCGGCGGTAGACTCTAGTGGAGAGGTAATTGAACATTATTACCCTTATGGTACGAATAAAATTGTTGGTTACAAAGTAAGAAAATTACCTAAAGAATTTAAAGCAATTGGCACTATTGATGGACTATTTGGCCAACGCCTCTTTAATGGAGGAAAGCGGCTAGTTATTACAGAAGGTGAAATAGATGCCCTTTCAGTTGCATACGCTTATTACCAAAAAAGTAAAGAAATATGGCCAGTAGTTTCCTTGCCTAGTGCAAATGGTATGAAACAGCTTCTAGCGCAAAGATCTTGGGTGCGCCAATTTGACGAAGTTGTGCTTATGCTAGATAACGACGAAGCAGGCCAAAAAGCTTTAAATGAAGCTTGTAAAATAGTAGGCGTTGATAAAGTACGAATTGCAAAGCTTAGATGTAAGGATGCCAATGAAGAGCTAATCACTCATGGCTATATGGCTTTATTAAGGGCTATTTGGGATGCTCAACCCTGGTCTCCTTCTGGAATTGTGCAGGGAGAAGCATTATGGGAGGTATATGAAGAACGAGAGAAAACTATTTCTGTTCCGTATCCTCCTTGCTTAGAGGGTGTTAATGAAAAAGTAAAAGGTGTAAGATTTGGAGAAATTGATCTTTTTACCTCAGGTACAGGCTCTGGTAAATCTACCGTAATCAAAGAAATTATTTTGCATTTAAAAGAAGTCACTAATGATAACATTGGTATTATTTCTTTGGAAGAAAGCCCCGGTGAAACTGTTGAAAAGTTTATTGGAATGGCTCTTAAGAAAAACCTTTCAGAAGTCGAAGTGTCTTTAGAAGAAAAACGCAAAGGGTTTGAAACAGTTTTTAGTGATGGACGAATTAAAATACTAGACCACCAAGGTTCTGTCGCGGATGACTCATTAATGGATAAAATTGAAACACTATGCCTAATGGGTTGTCGGTATCTTATTTTAGATCACTTGACTATTGCAGTCTCTGAAGTAGAGGCTGATAATGCAAACCAAGCAGTTGACAAGGTTATGTCAGATCTTTTAAAAACTGCAAAGAAACATAATGTGTGGATAGGGGTTATTTCCCATTTACGTAAAACAGGATTATCTACAAAATCTTTCGAAGAAGGTAAAATCCCTTCTATGGATGATATTAAAGGTTCTGGTTCTGTAAAACAAATTAGCTTTCAAATCATAGCTTTTGCTAGAAATATGATAGCAGAAAATGAAGCAGAAAGAAACACTATTAAAGTAAGAGTGCTTAAATCTAGATTTACAGGAAAAACAGGAAATGCGGGAGGCGCTTTTTACTCATTAGACACAGGACGTCTAGAGTATGTAAATCATAGTTTTAATGCTGAGCCAGAGTTGTAGGAGGTAATAATGGCGGCAGATAAAGAGTTAGTTGTTTGTCAAGAAAGTTTAACTATTACACTTTGCTACTTTGCAAGTGTTATAGAAGTGACTACTGGACCCACTAGGATTTCTTATGAATTCCTAAAAGAGTTATACTTGTCTTATCATGATGAATTATTTATTGAAGAAGAAATAGATAGAATAACTATAAAAGATGTTTCTTCTAAAATGCTCTACGATATGTTAGATTCTTGGGAAGCCGCACTTAATTGGGAAAAGCTATACCATGACGATCGAAAGGTTTGGAATAATATGTCACGGTGCGCTAGCCAGATAAGAGAAGCCGCGCAAGGTATTGAAGAAGCAGAACTGATAACAAAACCGGGGCAAAGCGGAGTAGATTTACCTGTTCAAGTTGGATCAAAAATTTTAGAAGAATTTATGAATGGCCCTTGGATACAAAGCCTTATTGTAAGGCGACCCGGTATTGGTAAGAGAGGACAACCCTCTAGCCAAGAAACATTAGGTATTTATAATAAAAGAAGAAATGAAGCTTATTCTATTTTAGATGAAGAAAAGCCTTTTAATTACAGTAGCAGACCTATTGCAATAGCGATGTGGTTTGCAGGTGAAATTCAAAATTATTCCGAGTATTTAAAGGGTATTGCATCTGGTAAGTCTTCTTCAAACAGAGAGTTAGATGAGCCAAGTATAGACTTTTTAAGCGACTTGCTAGCAGGTAGGACCTCACAAAAAAGCGGATCTACTGAAAGGGACTGGGCCGAAGGTAATATGTGTAGTGTTACTTTTACAGGAATCAATTTACCGGGTATAGCTTTAAGAGTTGATCCTGTTCCCTTTTCTAATCAAGAAATTAAATATATGGCGGCGCAAGTACGTGCTTTAAAAGCAATGGCCTCAGAAGCAGAAGGTATTTGTGCAACCCCTGAATCAATTCACTATGGAAAAAATATTGAAATTGAGTTGAATAAACATCATACGTCTTTGCTTCCAACTAAGAAATCTTTTAATACATATGATTTATCATTGTTAAACATTGATCGATCTGCAGAGGATTTAGTAAATCAATTTAAAGATATTCTTGCTAAACCTGAAAATGAAAAGCCAGATGTAATTTCTACTTTATTTTATGGAGTTCCCGGCTCTGGCAAGTCTAAATTAGCTAACTATATAGGCCACCAGTTAGGTCTTCCTGTCTTAAAGAAAACTTATGCTGAATTACAAAGCATGTATGTAGGTGAAGGTGAGAAACAGCTTTCTCAAGCTTTTAAGGAAGCAGAAGCTCAAGGTGCTATACTGTTAATTGATGAGTTAGATTCTATTGCCGGAAGCCGAAGCAAAGCTGATAAGAATTATCAAAAAACTTTTGTAAATCAATTACTTAATGAACTAGATAATTATCAAGGAATTTTTATTGCTACTTGTAATTTTGAGGACTCTTTAGATCCTGCAGTTCTTCGTCGATTATTTCTTAAAATAAAATTTGACTTTATGAATGAAGAACAAGTAAATAAGTGTTTTAAATTATATTTTCCACAGTTTAAAAGAGCTAAGTTAGGCGACTTTAAGTATTTAACCCCCGGTGATTTTCACGCAGTAAAAGAAGCTTCTCGTTATGAAAGAGGAAAGCTTACTTTAAACAGGGTTAAAGAAATGCTTAATCAAGAAGTTAATTTTAAGAAGAAAACTTTAAATGAAGTAATTAAGTCTGAAACAAAGGCTGGTTATGATATGTGAATCCTATGATATCTAAAAAAGAAATAAGATTTATGCTCGATGTCGCTAAACGCGCATCTGAAGAAAGTTATGACAGTAAAACCCGAGTGGGCGCTGTTATCGCTAAAGATCGTAATATTCTTGCATATGGATACAACGGTACTGCTACAGGAACTAGTAATGTTATGCGTGATAGCAACGGAAAAACATTATCCACTGTGATTCACGCAGAACAAAATGCATTAGCTAAACTTGCTAAGTCTACTCAATCGGGTGATGGAGCGGCTATGTACTGTACTCATTTTCCATGTATGAATTGTGCGCTTTCTATTATACAAGCAGGCATAACCAATGTTTATTATCACAATGATTACAAAGATATGACTGCGCTAGATCTCTTTAAGTCTAGTGGAGTTACTACACACAAGGTCTAACTATGAAGAAATATGGTATTGATATCGATTTGGCAAGAGATGCCCGATTATCGACCCAAGCTTTTAAACTTCTAGAATATTACCTTCAAGATGGTGAAGTTTCACCTCAAGAAGGGTTTGCTAGAGCCGCTGTTGCATATTGTAATGGCAATATAGGACTCGCCCAACGTATATACGAATATGTCTCTAAGGGTTGGTTTATGTATGCTAGCCCCATACTAAGTAATGCTCCTAAACCGGGAGAAAAACATAATGGATTACCTATTAGTTGTTTCCTTTCTTATGTACCAGATACAATTGTAGGGTTGACTCAACACCATGCAGAAACTGCTTGGCTTTCTGTTAAAGGAGGAGGAGTAGGTGGACACTGGTCTAATGTTCGAGGCGTTACGGAAAAGTCACCCGGTGTGATTCCTATGATGAAAGTCAGTGATTCTCAAATGACTGCGTTTAAACAAGGGAAAACTCGAAAAGGTTCTTATGCCGCTTATTTAGATGTAAATCACCCGGATATAGTAGAATTTATTAATTTTAAAGTTCCTACTGGCGGTGATATTAATCGAAAATGTTTTAATCTCTTTAATGCAGTTAATATTAGTGATGAGTTTATGACTGCAGTAAAAGAAAATAAACCGTGGCAATTAATTTGCCCTAATAAAGGTAAAATTGTAGACGAAGTTAATGCCCGTGAGCTTTGGCAACGCATCTTAGAAGTTCGATTTAGAACAGGCTCTCCTTATATTAACTTTATTGATACTGCTAATTCTAAACTACCAGAATACCAAAAGAAAGCAGGTCTAAAAATACACGGTTCTAATCTGTGCAATGAAATACATTTAGCGACTAATGAAGAAAGAACTGCCGTTTGTTGCCTTTCTTCTGTTAATCTTGAAACTGCAGAAGAGTGGATTGGAACAAATATGATTGGAGACTTAATAGAGTTTCTTGATAATGTTCTTGACGCGTTTATCGAAAATGCGCCAGATGAAATGAGTAGAGCTAAGTTTAGCGCAGAACGTGAACGTTCCATTGGTCTAGGTGCTATGGGTTTTCATGGATTATTAATGCGAAATAATATTGCATGGGAAAGCGAAGAAGCGCAAAAATTAAATAAAATTATATTTAGCTATATTAAAGATGAAGCAATTGCACGAACAAAAAGGCTTGCTTTTGAAAAAGGAGAGGCTCCTGATGCAAAGGGTTATCAAGTTCGTAATTCTCATTTGTTGGCTATTGCTCCTAATGCTAATAGTTCCATTCTTTGTAATTGCACTGCATCTATTGAACCTCTTAAGGCTAATATGTATACGCATCGTACAAGGGGTGGTGCAGATGTTATCAAAAATATATATCTTGAAGAAGTATTAGAAAACGATTATGGAATGAATACTGAGGAAACTTGGGCATCTATATTGCAAAATGATGGTAGCGTTCAACAATTAGAATTTTTATCTCCTCACCATAAAAAAGTTTTTAAAACTTCCTTTGAGTTAGACCAGCATTGGGTCGTTCAACATGCCGCTGATAGGCAGTTGTTTATTTGTCAAGGTCAATCAGTAAATTTGTTTTTCCCCTCTGGTGCTCCTCGTAAGTATGTTAACAGTGTTCACTTGAAAGCATACGATACTGGGTTAAAAGGTTTATATTATCTTCGAACGGCGGCAGGAAGAACTGCAGACAAAGTAGGTCAAAAAGTGGAGAGAGTTGCGTTGAGAGATGATGAAAGAACAGTAATATACGGTAAGAAAAGTTGTCCTTATTGCATTAAAGCGAAAGAGCAATTAGAATTAAATGGAATTCCTTATGAGTATGTTGATTTAGAAATAATTAATAAAACAGCCGCAGAAGTTACAGGGCGAGAGGTTTCAACAGTACCACAAATTTATATTGAAGGTCGATATATCGGCGGTTACGATGATTTGATGACAGAGTTAAAAAACCAATCTGCTAGTGATGATGATGAAGGTTGTAAAGCCTGTGAGGGGTAAAAAGTGTCATTATTAGAGCCAAATGTAACCTACAAACCATTTAAGTATCCTTGGGCAGTAGAATACAGTGTTACACATGAAAAAATACATTGGGGCGAATGGGAAGCTCGATTACAAGATGATGTTTCTCAGTGGAAAACTAAGTTAAGTGATAAAGAAAGAAACCATATTACTCAAATTCTTAGGTTGTTTACACAATCCGATGTTGCAGTAGGAACCAATTATTTAGAGCATTATATTTACAAATTTAAAAATAACGAAATAAGATCAATGCTTACTTCTTTTGCTAATCGTGAATTTACGCATCAACGCAGTTACGCGCTATTGAATGATACTCTTGGTTTGCCCGAAGAAGAATTTTCTGCTTTTCTTGAATATGAACAAATGAGAGATAAAGTTGAATTCATGCTTGATATTAATACCAATAGCATTTCCGGATTAGCCCAAGCCGTTGCTAGATCTGCTATTAACGAGGGTATGAGCTTATTTTCTGCTTTTGTAATGTTAATTAACTATTCCCGTTTCGGAAAGATGCGAGGAATGAGTGAAATTGTACAATGGTCTATTCGAGATGAAAGTCTACATTGTGAAGGGATGACTAAACTATTTAGAGCCTTTTGCGCAGAACACCCTCGAATTGTAAATGATGAGTTTAAAAAGGCCATTTATGATATGGTACGCGAAGCAGTTATGCTAGAAGATAAAGTAATTGATTTGGCGTATAAACTTGGCCCTATTGACGGCTTAGAGGCTAAAGAAGTGAAGCAGTATATTAGGTATATTGCTGATCGTAGGCTAATTGAACTTGGCCTCAAGCCTAATTATAAAGTAAAAGAAAATCCCCTAACATGGTTAGAACCATTAATTACTACAACCTCTCATGATAATTTCTTTGAAACAGTAGTAACCGAATACAGCTCTGATGGTCTAACAGGCGAGTGGGAGTGGTAAAAAACGCAGGTCTTTCTCCAAGACCTCATATACGTGATTATAGGGAATATAATGAGAAACTTAAGAGTAATACCTTCGAATGTTATTAATTCAACAAAAGCCGCAGTTAAATCTGAAGAAGCTAAACAACTTTCTTCTATATTACTTGAGTTCGGCAAAAAGATTTTAAAAGATGAAGCTTTTGTTAAAGTCTTTGCCGCAACTACCGCAGGCGTATTTGTTGGTTATGCAACATTCTTACCTGTAGAATTTTGTGCTACATTGGGCGCAATCTTTGGCGTTTATCACGCTGTAACAGGTAGTAGGTAATTCCCGCCCCTATAGTAAATAGGGGTTTTTTTATTTAGCCAGATCAGTGTGCAATGCCAGTGTCTGCTTGAATATCTGAATATATGAAGTTTAAATTGAACTTAAATACCGGAGATATTTATATGAAACTTTCAAACGCAATCGAAATTACCTCTAAAATGATCCAACACAACCTTGAGATCGCTAAAGGCAATCCCTCGGATTCTGAGTTCCTAATTCCAATGCTTTGGTCTTTGCCCGGTGAAGGTAAAACCACAGCAATCTCAGATTTGGCTAAGAAACTAGGCTACAATCTTGTTAGTGTAATTATCGCTCAGTTTGATGCGGGTGAACTGGGTGGTTTCCCAGTTGTCAACCATGAGAAAAAGCAGTATGATCGTTATGCTCCGTTCTTCATGAAGGGGTTCTCGGAAGATGTACCGACTATTTTGTTTCTTGATGAGTTACCACAAGCCCCAGGTGCTAACTTGAACATAACAGCACAATTGGTAAATGAGCGCCGTATTGGTGAGCACCGTTTACCTAGTAATGTTGTAATAGTATGTGCAGGAAACCCAATGAGCGCTAGAGCAGGTACTCAACAGTTACCTAGCCACTTAAAAGATCGCTTGACCCATTTTCATATTGAAACAGATCACGAAGGCTTTCGTAAATATGCATTGGCTAATGGATTTTGTCCGGAAGTTACGGGCTTTATCAATGATCGTCCTGAATGGTTACAAAAGTTTGACCCCTCAGCAGATGCTTGTCCCTCTCCTCGTTCTTGGGAACGTGTGAATACTATTCTGAGTTTAGGGTTAGGAGGCATGGCAGAAAGAGGTGCTCTTATCGGCCAGATAGGCGAAGCCGCAGTAATTGACTTTATTGGCTACTTAAGGATTTATCGAGATTTGCCAAAAGCAGAAAACATTTTTGAATACCCAGAGACAGCGGAAATACCTTCTCAACCGGATATTCTTTATGCTTTATGCTCTAACCTTGCTCACAAGGTTCGCAAAGAGACTGCTTCTGCTTTAATTACTTATGTACGTAGACTTCCTTCTAAAGAGTTTGCCGCTTTCTGTGTCCGAGATGTACTATCTAGAGATCCCTCTATGAAAAATGAGAGATCTATTGGAAACTGGGTTGTAACTGAAGGCCGAGATCTATTACTCTAAAGGTAAAATAGAATATGGAAGAACAGCAGAAACATTATCTTAAAGCCTATTTGGACGATTTAGAATCACAATTAGAGTCTGGTTTAGATTTTTTAAATTATTGTACTTCAGGTACACCATACTTTAGTAATTCAGATGAGGCCCTCGCTTATATAGAGCGTATTAAACTACTTCTTTAGGGGTACTACAAAATGGATGCACAACTTAAAATAAGCAGGGCGGTTACTAACCTTGCATTTTCACAACCCTTCTTTGGTTCTTGTCTAATGCAACTTAAACTGCAGGAAAGAGTGGATATCCCGACAATGGCTACGGATTCTGTTAATCTTTTCTGGAATTCCGACTTTGTTACAAACAGACTTACAGAGGCTGAGACTCGAGGGGTACTAGCTCATGAGGTAATGCATGTTATCTTAAAACATTGTGTACCTCATCCCGGAAAAGATTTAAAACTAGTTAATGTGGCTACTGACTGGGTTATAAATTATGAGTTAGATAAATCAGGATTTGAATTACCAGAGTTCGCTCTTAGAGACCCTACTGGAGTTACAAATGGTTGGGCGTGGCAAGAAGTATATAACTATATAAGAAATATACAGCAGGATAAAGAGAATCCTTTTGAAGGAACGCCTAACGCTAGTTCAAAAAACCCACCTAATTCTGAGGCTAGAGATGCAGTTAAAAAACAAATAGAGGGTGCAGAGAGCCATTTTGATACTAATGCAAAAGAATCCTCCTCTCAACAAGAAGAGAGGGCCTCTCGAATTGATGACATGATCACCCGTGCCGCAGAAGCGGCGCAATCCGCAGGAAGAGGTCAAATTCCGGGAAGTGCTAAAGAAAGGCTAAAGGCTCTTAAAGAGAATAAAATTGACTGGAGAGAACAATTACAGGCTCGCGTAAAGGCCCCTTATAAAGAGGATTATACATTTAGTAGCCCTAACCGAAAGTTTTTAGAACAGGGTCTTTATTTACCTTCTATGGTTGGGTCTAAAGTAAAATCTATTGGTATAGGTTTAGACACATCTGGTTCTATGACAACTGAAGCTTTAGAGTTATCTTGCTCTGAAGTAAATTACATTATTAATGAGCTTAAGCCTGAAAAGGTTTATTTGTTATCCGCAGATTACAGTATTGCGAATGTAAGAGAATATGATGGAAGTACTTGGTTTACCATAGAAGATTTTAATATTGTTGGCGGAGGAGGCACTAGCTTTCGTCCAGTATTTGACTATATCGAGAAAAAAGACTTACTTGTAGACCAAGTAATTTATTTTTCAGATATGTACGTAAACAGCAGTTGTTTTCCTGAAAAGGCTCCACCTTATCCGGTTATTTTTGTTAGCACTAACGGTTATAACTATGAAGTACCTTTTGGCGATATAATCCTTATGAGGAATTAATATGTTATTTAAGAATTTTGAAATAGTTGAAAAGTATCACTTTCTAACTAGGAAGCAACAATTTGAAGACTGCGTTACAAACGGGCGACTAAACAATGAGTTATTAGACTCAGTTGAACGCATAAAGGCAGTAACCCAGAAGCATATTTCGGAATTGCTAAAAAATGAATATGTATCTCAATTTCCTGAATTTTCCAAAGAAGTTATAGAAGAGGCAACTAATTCAGTCTATGACAATGCTGTAGAACAGATTATTGGATGTACTGAAGGCCATTTATTGCACCGTAGACTATTAAGCAATCTTTCGGAAGCTTTGCATGATTACAGGTCCTATAGTTTTATAGACGCACCTAAAGATCTTTATACCTATTATTTAGCTTTAGGGTATGAAGAATTCATGACCTCTGACGACAAAAAAGAGCGTAAATGTACTCTCGCTCAAATGTATGAAAGAATCATTAAAAATAATATTACTCAAGTAGTTGCTTGTGATCTTGTAATTAATTTTGCATCTTTAGATTTAGAAAAAATAGAAGTTGACTCTAAAAAAGAGTATTTTAAGGTTTATATGAGAAACTTAGTTGATTCTTGGGCTTGGCCCTCTGTTGCATCACTAACTTTTAACGAATCTGAAGAAACGGGTCTCTCTGTTAATCCAAGAAGTGGTTCTGAAACTCTTCGGTTTAATATTAACTTCCCGTCTTTTAAGCGTTTAAGTGCTTCAAATATCGAAATTGATTCAAGAGCTTTAAATTTTAGAGGCAAAAAAGTAGCTTTACTTGATGTAGAAAAAGTAAGCTATGCAACAATTAGCTCTGCCGCAAGAAAGATGAAATTCATTGGTGATTTAAAACATATAGAAGTCTATAAAATTTTAAAGGGATACCAAATTAAAAGTTCAAGAAATTTTACTAATACTTGGTCATTAAGGGGCTTAGATGAAGAAAGGCTTTTACAATTGTTTGAGGATATTTCAGAACATTATGTAATTATTAGCAAGAGCCCAACACGATCTTTTCAAGCAATCACTACAAGTATTGGCCGTGGGTTGAGTTCAACTAATCGAAAAGTAACTGGTGCTGTAATGGATTCTTTTAACTTGAGCTTTTAAGATGAGAGAGTATATTAGTGAAAAGGAGTTTCTAGATAAATTAATTCTAGAGGCTAATCGATATGACTGGCGGGGCCTTTGGCCCTGTATTTCTGGAAGCGGTTATGCTTACGATGTAGGTAGAATGCTTTCGAGTAACCCTCAATCCTCTGATCGTTGGAAAACTTATTTAAAAGAGCCTACAATGTTAAGTTACGATTCTCCATTTTTCAAGAGGGATGTAATTAATGAAGTAGGTAGGGCTCACCAAACTATGAGAGTGTTGTTTGGCAATTCTACAAAACGTACCCAATCCAGAATGGCTTTGTTTGGCAATGAGGATGATAGTCGTCTTCCTGTTTCTTTTTCTGGTGTAAGAAATATTGGGGAAAATATAGTAATTGCTCTTCAGTGCCCTCATGATTTTTCTTTAGAGGAATGGCGGCCCTATGTTTGGGCGGCACAAATGATTTATGTGTTAAGAAAAATACATAATTATAAAAACCCAATTATCGTAGCAAAGCATCCTGGGGTTAAATACAATAAACGGTTTGATAGAGAAGATTTTACAACGTTACCTATTCTACTAGAAACTATAGAAAATACTGATGATGTTACATTAGATGAAGAGGGTATTGGAAATCATTTAGATAACGCTCTGTTTTCAGTAGTACTGTCTTCTGGATCTGCTGTAGATAGTGTTTTAAAAGGGGTGCCAGTATATGCCCATTCTCCAGATTGTTTTATCTATGACAGTTGTTTTAAAGATTTAAGTTCTCCTCTTTGGAATCCAGAACTAATTCTTTCAGACTTAATTAAGTTATCGTGGTCCCAATGGAGTTATAATGAGCTTCCAGAGTGTGTAGAGAGATTGCATAAATACTGGGAACGTAATATCATTAAAATATCAGATTGATCACACTAAAGAACAGAAGATAATTGCCCGGCCTCTCAATGATGCAAATTGGCTTTTAATTTTAATACTAGAAATAAGGAATTTTTTATGCAAGAAAATATTATGCTTATCGCACCAGCCGTTGAATCTAACACTCAGTTATTAGGTAATGGTGTGTATATTACTGCGCCATGGGTTATGTCAGAACGCCGCAGTTGTGACTTTATTGATGGAACTATAAGTTTGCATAACTGTAAAACAGAAAAATCATATATTAGAGGTAAAATTTTAGAAGTTATTAATATTGGACCTACTGATTCTAATAAGAATCGAGTTGCTTTTGTATTTAAAAGACAAAAGGGATCTATCAGTCCTCAATTAGTACGTAGTCGTAGCTCTTTTGTTTCAGAAACTAGAGAGCAGGTACGATACTAATGCTTATTTCAGATAAATTTAGAGATGAAACTATAGAGCTTATGGTTGGTTTTATGCGAGATGAGCTCTATAAAGGAGAAGAAATAGAAGAAGAAGAATTATACCAAACTGCTTCTATTTACTTTGATATAGTTAACGGAATTGCAACTGCTGTAGAAAAAGAAGACGCTAAGAGAGCGCTTATTGCGGCAGGCATGAGTGTAAATAATCCGAGTCTTGAAGGGCTAGTAGACGCCTCGAATCCTACCCAAGTAGATTTATTTGGTGGACCAAACAAGGTGAATCAAGCCGCTACATTTAAAGGTAAATAAATGTCAGAAACACCTGTATATGAAACTCCCGGAAAAATGCTTACAAAAAGCGGTATTATGTTACTAACTTCTGAGTTCTCACAAGAAACAGTTATGCCTATAGTAGCACGAATCATGGAATACAATTTACTTCCCCTAGAGTTAAGGCCCGAATTTTTAACTTTAGTAATTAACTCTCCCGGAGGCTCTGTACACTCTTGTTTCCACTTGATCGATGTTATGAAAACAAGTAAGATACCTGTGCACACACTAGGTCAAGGTATGGTTGCCTCTTGTGGGGTTTTAACATTGATGGCAGGAGAGAAAGGTCACAGATCAATTACACATAATACTAGTGTAATGTCACATACATGGTCTTGGGGGGCAAAAGGGACTTCTTATGACCTTGAAGCTCAACAGAAAGAATTTGAGTTTACCACAGAAAGGATGCTAAATCATTATCGTAAATGTACGGGTAAATCAGAATCTTATATTAAGAAAAATTTAATTGGACCTAATGATATTTGGTTGTCTCCTCAAGAGTGCGTAACTCACGGTCTTATTGATAAAATAAAAGAGACATACTAATGATATTTATAGAAGACGGATTTTATAGAAATCCCGAAGAAGTTAGGAGCTATGCTTTAAAACAAAGCTTCACTGTAACAGGTAATTATCCCGGTGCTAGAAGCGCTCCCGTTCCGTCTGATTGGTCTAATAACTTAAAGGCTCACTTTGAGAGCTTAATTAACAAAAAGATTACGTATTGGCCTGGAGAATACAATACTGCTTTTCAATATACTACAGAGGATGCCATTACTTGGGTTCACCGTGATGCGACAGAATATGCGGCTGTTGTTTATTTAACACCCGATGCTCCTCTAGATTCAGGCACTGCTTTATTTCAGCACAATGACAGTAAGATTATGAGGTTAGAAGATTGGCATGATATAGACTACAATGAGGTGTCTAACTTAATGTCGGACTGGACCCCCGTTTTAGAGTGTGCTAACGTTTTTAATCGCGCTATAATTTACCCCGGCGCTTATTACCATTGTAGTTACCCTAAACCCGGATTTGGCACTAACAAATATAATGGAAGACTTTTTCAAGTTTTCTTTTTTAATACTTAATACCAAATAACTCCTTGATGAGTAAATTAGTTTTTATTTAAAAACAAGGACTTAGCCATGTCTATAATACTACCTAACACAAAAAAGAAGTTAAAAACTTTCAGAAAAAAGAAAAACGAGGAGTCTAAGTTGGATCATTCTCTAATAAAAGAAATCGCTATTCGTGAAGCGTTTAATAATTTGAAATTTAGTACTGATAGGCAAAGAGCAACATTTTTAGGTTTTAATTCATTTTATGAGTGGGTTAAAGCTGGTAAACCATAGAGGAAAGTTATGAGCGACGACAAGTCAAACCTTGATAAAACGTTCGATGACCTCGGGCTTGACTATAATACAGCGGGAGGTGGATACAAATCCGATCCTAACATCGCAAAAGACAAGGCCCTTGTTGATCCAAACGCAACAGAACCCAAGGCTGAAAAAGGTGTAAACGGTGGTAAACGCCCCGGTGCAGGAAGACCTAGAGGTTCTAGAAACCAATTTTCAAAACATTCAGTAGATCGTTTAAAAGAATTGAATTTCGATCCGATGCTAGCTATGGTAGAGTTATACCATGAAACTGCGCAGATTATTGCAGAAATGGAAGATCCTAATCATCCACGAAGATATTCTGCTCCGGCATTAGCATCATTAATGATCAATAAACAAAAAATAGTAAATGACTTAATGAGATACGGATACCGATACGTTCCTGAGAAGATTGAGCAAGAGGTTACTGAAAAGAAACCTTTTCAAATTACGCTTACAGGGGTTAATATAACAGATGCTGAAATCGTAAGCTCTGACATTAACCATGCTAGAGACGTTTCTCCGGATGCAAAACATTAACATATATGACCCCTCTTTGTGAGGGGTTTTTATTGCAAAATTATGGATGGTGATATATGGTTGAGAACTTTAATTTGTTTGTGGATTTAGTTTTAAGAGCAGAAGGTGGATTATCAAATGATACTTCAGATAGAGGTGGCTTAACAAATCGTGGAATCACTGCTAAAACATTTCAAGATTACATAAATGATGCGGAAGACAGAGATTTTCCATGTTCATTAGAAGAGGCCTCTGAACGTTTATATCAAATTTCTGAACAAGATGCCATACAGATCTATCAGTGTTATTATTGGGATGCTGTAAAAGCAGATGAATTACCTAGCGGTGTAGATATTATTCTAGCAGATTGGGCGGTAAACAGCGGTCCAACCAGTGCTATAACTAATTTACAGGAATTAGTACTTGCAAGACCTGATGGTCTTTTAGGCCCTAAAACACTATTAAAGGTGATGAACAAACCTCCAAAAGACTTAGCTTTTGAGCTATATCTGAGGCGTTTAAAATCATACCGTACTATTGCAAGTATGTATGATAATAAGAAATTTTGGAGAGGCTGGAATAACCGTATTACTACACTTTTTAATGAGCTTATTAAAGAAGGTTTAGTATGAAAAAATTAATATATCTTTTACCCACAATAACAGTAATTCTTGCTGTTTTAAAATTAATACTTTGTAATTCTAATGATTCATTTTGTATATCCTGGGTTATTTTATTTTTACCAGTTACTCTTTATGCTTTGTATTTTTTATATGGATTATTAACTAGCGTAAGAAAAATTACTCAAGCAGTTCCTAATAAGGAAGATATCGATATAACTTTTAAATAGGAAATATTATGAAAATCGCATTGATAACGGAGGTTTATGATAAGTTTGGAAATACTTTAGTAAAAGAGACTTTAGGAGATTTTGTAGAAATACAGACAGCCTCTAGGCTCGCCTCTGTAGTAGAGTGGTATAACTTGAGGTATAACGATATTTATCTTATAACTTTTAAATCTCTTACTTATGTTCCCGGTACTAAAACCGTTGATACCTCAATTATAGCTAAGTATGAAAATGATCAAATCTGGACTTCATACTATTATGTAAAGTATATCCAAGACAAATTTAATCATACTTTAAAAGATATTGTTTATATGTATAGACCTACTGGAGTTGAATAATATGTATTCTGTATGGATTGTAAATTGGAATAGAGACAACAAACGATTTGAACGATGGTTTAATTCGTATCATATTGCTAAAGATTTTGCACGTAATAAACCAGGAGCAACTCTTTTTGAGAAGGATGTTTCATGAAGCTTGATTCGACTATAATTTGGAAATATATAGATGGTGAAGATACTATTATTTTTGAATTTAATAATAGCGAGCTTGATACTAAAGATCTGTTTTTCCGTTGGGTTAATTTTATGAATGCGATTGGATATAACTTAAATAAAGTCGAAATGGAAAATATGTGGAACGGAGAATGAGTGATGGCACTAATAATAGAGCGATGGTTAGATGACACAGATGAGCGCATCACAATGGATGATATTACTAATGCGGCTTATGAGGCACTGAGTCGGATTGAGGACTTAGAGGCGTTTATAGCGTGCATAGCAGAAGATGATCCATCCATACCTAAATGGATACAGGAGAGCGCCAGAAACATGTTGGCAGGGAACAGTGAGTGATGACAACAAAATATAAGAACGCCATAGTCAAGTTTAACAACGGCAGAGGGGCCTGCCTTTGTAATGGTTGTGATGTTGTTTTGTTATATGGATTCGACCACACAGATGTTAAACGATATTGTGCAGAGTGTTATAAAAAACAGAGGAGAGTGAATTATGGAATTCTGGATTGTACTTGAAGAAAATCTGGGCGAGATTTTTTTGCATCCTTTTAACTGCTTACAGATGGCACGTGATTATGCCACAGAAAACT